CGCGGCCGGCTCTACTATCCTCCCGAGTCAGACGGGAACCATCGTCACCACGGCTGGTGGAGCAAGTGTTGCCGCTTCTGGTACCGCCCCCGTCCCCGCGCAGACGGCAGCCCTACCGCTAACAGCCGGTGGAGTAAGCGCAGCTGCGTCCGGCACCGCCCCCGTCCCAGTTCAAATCGGAACCCTGTCGTCCACGGCTGGCGGAGTAAGCGTAGCCGCCACCGGCACCGCCCCCGTCCCAGCTCAAACCGGAACCATCGCCACCACAGCTGGCGGGGTAAGCGTCGCCGCAACCGGTACCGCTCCCGTTCCCGCTCAAACCGGAACCCTGTCATCCACGGCCGGCGGGGCAAGCGTCGCCGCGGCCGGGTCCACCATCATCCCGACGCAGACCGGAACCGTCGCAACCACGGCCGGCGGTGCAGGCATCAACGCCACCGGCACCGCCCCCGTCCCCGCGCAGACGGCAGCCCTACCGCTAACAGCTGGCGGAGTAAGCGCGGCTGCGTCCGGGTTCACCATCATCCCCAGCCAGACGGGAACCGCGAGCGTCACGGTCGGGGGAGTAGCGCTTGTAGGAACAACGCCGCCCCCGCCACCACCGATATTCTACGGGACACTGGGAATTATCCCGTTCGGTGCTAACATAAGAGGCGTCGGGGTATTCGGTCCGCCGTTCGCGGTCACCGGTGCGCTGAGCATATCGGCTGCCGGCATCGTCGCGCAGGGCAGCGGCAGTGCCAGCCCGACCGCACGAACGACGTACCAGATGTCCCCGCTCGGAGCGGGGCGAGTAAAGAGAACCTGAGATGGCCGCCAGCACCCTCAACATCACAGCCGGCGGAGCGTCGCTGGCACCGCAGCCTGCCGTACCAATCTACGGTACGCTGGGCGTCGTGGTGCAGACCACGTTCACAGCCCTGGTCGCACCCCCCACTGTCAACGCTAACAGGTATCAGCAGACGATGCTCGGCGTCGGTCGCGTTGTCGGGGTGAACCTACCGCAGAGGGCGCCGCTATGACCGAACGCGCCCTCACCGCCACCGAGCTGCACCACAGAACCTTGCTCGACTTCGACCTGGCGACACTCGAGCGCGAGGGCGGGCCGCGGGTTAAAGCCAAGCTGCAGCTGCTATTCGAGACCAAGGTCGCGTCGTTCCTGAACAAGACGTTCGACGATCCAGACGCACCGCGGTCGCACCTGCTCGATGCCTCCAAGTTCATCGCCAAGATCGCCGGGCTCGAGCCACAGCCGAACGCCGCGGCTGGCGGCGGCGGCGGCGCGACGTTCACGGTCAACCTCAACCTGGGCCAGGACCAGCTCAAGCCGGCTACGATTACGATCACGCCGGACCTGCTGCCGACGGTGCCCGACTGGCTCGAGCATGTACCGTTTGAACCGTTGGTGATCTATGAGTAGCACCCTCAACTACACGCCCCCGGCGTCGCTGCGCGATTATCTACTCTCGGAGCAGTTCATCAGCCTGGTGGTCGGACCGGTCGGCTCGACCAAGACGACCGCGTCGATCATCAAGATCGCGTACGAAGCCGGCCGCATGGCAAAGTGCCGCGACGGCATCCGCCGCAGCCGCGCGATCTGGGTGCGCAACACGCGGCAGGAGCTGCTCGACACCAGCATCCCCGACTTCCTCAAGTGGTTCCCCGACGGGATCGCCTGCCGCTACGTCAAGACGGAGTACAAGGCGACGCTGCGTTACGACGACGTCGAGTGCGAGGTGTTGTTCCGCGGTCTCGACGACACGAACGACGTCCGTCGTCTGCTGTCGCTGCAGGCCAGCTTCGGCATCCTGGACGAGTTCCGCGAGATCAACCCCAAGATCTACGAGGCGCTTCAGGGACGCCTCGGCCGCTACCCATCGCAGATCGACAACGGCGTCGGCTGCAAGCGCGAGGACGGCACCAACGCCAAGAAGATGTGGGGGGCGACCAACCCACCCGACCTGGACACGTACTGGGAGCGGTTGCTCAGTGAGCCGCCCGACAACGTCTCAGCGTTTATCCAGCCGTCGGCGCTCAGCCCGGACGCCGACTGGCGGCAGTTTCTCGACGACGACTATTACGAGAACCTCGCCAAGGGCAAGACCCAGGACTGGATCGACGTCTACATCAACTCGAAGTTCGGCAAGTCGCTCAGCGGCAAGCCGGTGTTCTCGGCGTTCAACCAGCCATTCCATGTGGCGAAAGAGCCGGTCACACCGATTCGGTCCGAGGCTCGTCCGCTTATCATCGGTATGGACTTCGGGCTCAACCCGTCGGTGGTGATTTGCCAGCTCGACCCACAGGGCCGGCTGCTTGTGCTCGCTTCCGAGACGTCGGACAACATGGGCACGTCTCGGTTCTGCAAGGAGAAGCTCAAGCCGCTGATCGCTGACCGGTTCGGCGGGTTCCGCGTGGTTGTCGTCGGCGACCCAGCAGGCGTACAGCGCGCGCAGAGCGACGAGCGCAGCTGCTTCGACATCCTGCGAGCCGAGGGGTTCCAGGCGCTGCCTGCTCGCACCAATAGTATCGTGGCGCGCATCGGCGCGGTCGACTCGTTCCTGACCCGCCAGATCGACGGCGCCGCGGCAATTCTGATTGACCCGGTGCACTGCCAGTCGCTGACTAAAGCGCTGCGTTCGGGCTACCGGTATAAGGTGTTGAAATCCGGCGAGGTCGAGCCATCGCCAGACAAGAACTCGGACAGCCACATCGCCGATGCGTTCCAGTACGCGTGTCTACACGCCGACGCGGGCCTGTCAGGTGGGCTGCTCAACCAGTCATCCCGGCGGGAAATCAAGCCGACAAATAGCCTTGGATGGACATAAAGCACTAACACAGGTAGGATATTAGTGATGGCCGACCCGAACCTCCCAGCGCTCGCTCACCCGGCGCTTGCACCGCAGCCGATCTCGGTCGGACCGATGCAGGCATCGAGCCTCGCTGTCGTCATGGCGGAGGAACAGCGCAAGTCGGCTGACGCACAGGCTGCCCCGGCGATCGCCGGTATTGCCGGTCACATCCGCGAGGCGTGGACCAACGCGCGCATGGCGAAGCAGCAGACGGTCGAGCAGCGGATGCTCAACAGTTTGCGTGCGCGCCGCGGCGAGTACGATCCTGTTCGTGCACAGATGATTAAGGCACACGGCGGCTCGGACGTATTCGCACATATCACCTCGACCAAGTGCCGCTCGGCCGCCAGCTGGATCAGGGACGTGCTGCTCGGGCAGGGTAGCGAGAAAGCCTGGGGGCTCAAGCCGACCCCCGACGCGCAGCTGTCGCCCGATCAGGGTGAGGCGATCGTGCAAGAGGCGCAGCAGAAGATGCAGCCGATCATCGAGCAGGGCGGCAGCGTCTCCGACGAGGATGCGACCGACATCGTCTCGGACCTGCACGACGTAGCCAAGGCTGACGCTCAAGAGGAAGCTCGCGAGGCAGCGCTCCGCATGGAGAATAAGATGGAAGCGCAGCTGATCGAAGGCGGGTACCTTACCGCGCTCGATCAGTTCGTCCACGACGTCGTGACGTTTCCGTCGGCCGTCCTCAAAGGGCCGATTATCCGCAAGCGGTTCGACCTCAGCTGGACGCCTGACCCCAAGAACCCAGGCAAGTTCGCACCGACGTTGCAGGAGAAGCTCGTCGAGGAGTGGGATCGAGTCGATCCGCTGATGATCTTCCCATCACCTGACGCAACGACAACCCAAGACGGCTTCCTGATCGAGCGTCACCGGATGAGCCGGTCCGATCTCAACGCGCTGGTCGGCGTGCCCGGGTATGACTCAGCGACCATCCGCGTCGTGATCGAGCAGTATCGCAACGGGCTGACCGAGACGATGGTGAACGACAGCGAACGCAACGCCGCGGAAGGTCGGCCGACGTTCTCACCCAGCGGCAGCCACGGGCTGATCGACGCGCTTCAGTTTTGGGGTCCGGTCAGTGGCCGGATGCTGCTCGACTGGGGCATGAAGCCCGCTCAGATTCCAGACGAGACCAAAGAGTATTCGGTCGAGGCGTGGCTGATCGGCCAGTACGTCATCAAGGCGACACTCAACCCCGACCCGCTTGACCGCCGACCCTACTACAAGTGCAGCTACGAGGAGATCCCAGGCGCGTTTTGGGGCAACTCCGTGGCCGATCTGGTGCGCGACTGTCAGGATGTGTGCAACGCCGCAGCGCGCGCCGTCGTCAACAACATGGCGATCGCCAGCGGTCCGCAGGTAGCCATCAACGTCGACGCGGTTCCGGCAGGTGAGGATCTGGCTCAGCTGGTGCCGTGGCGGATTTGGCAGATGAAGTCTGATCCCAGCGTCGGCGGTAACACGATGCTGCCCATCCAGTTTTTCCAGCCGCACTCGAACACACCTGACTTGCTGCAGGTGTTCGAGAAGTTTTCGACGATGTCGGACGAGTACTCGGGCATCCCGCGGTACATGGCAGGCGAGTCGCCGGGCACCGTCGGACGTACCGCGTCGGGCATGTCGATGCTACTCTCCAACGCCGGAAAGTCCATCAAACAGGTCATTGCTAACATCGACATGAACGTGATGCGGCCGCTGCTGCAGCGTCTGTACGACCACAACATGCAGTACTCAGATGACCCGGACCTCAAGGGCGACATCCACATCGTCGCCCGTGGCGCAGCCGCCGTTATCGAGCGCGAGAACGCCACGATGAGACGCAACGAGTTCCTGGCGTCGACCAACAACCCGACCGATATGCAGATCATCGGGATCAACGGTCGCGCCACCGTGCTGCGCGAAGTCGCCAAGGGCCTCGATCTCAACGTCGACGAGATTGTGCCGTCGGAAACCCAGCTCAAGATCAACGTCGCCAAACAGCAGGCGAGCGCGCAGCAGGCAGCGATGCAGCAGCAGGCCGCCGGCGCTCCGCCGATGCCAGGGGCTCCGCCGCAGGGACCAGACCTCGGCGCACCGGGCGGCCCGGCACCGGTGCCACCGCCAGCGCTGTCAGCCCCCGGTCAGACGTTGCCAACAGGCGCTCCGATCACCGATCACTTTTCACCGCGCGTTTAGCACTAACAGCTTGACGACAGCTACATAGTTTGGCAGGATTGTTAGGAGATGCTGACTAAACCTACTGCACACCAACTTCGAGCGCTCCTCGCTGCTCAGTCGTTGGGATGTTGGCAGGGCATAGACCAGATGATCTCGGCCGAACTCGCGTGCGTAACCGAACGCCTACTGGCCTGTCGCGATGACAGTGACCTGCACCGGCTACAGGGACGCGCACTGGCGCTCAAGGAACTCCAAGCGACCGCCAGCGGCGCTCGGGAGATCCTCGAAGCGACCGAACGGTCACCAAATAAACCCGCCTAGCCATCCGGCAGGCGGCAAGGAGAGCAGATGAACCCGACCGAAACCGTACTTCCGTCACGCGTCCAGCGCCAAGCGGAGGAAATCGCCGAGTTCGATAGGAAAGCCTTGGAGGCAGTAACACCTGCACCTACGCTCCCTGTCGACCCCCCGGCACCGGCCCCAGTCGCAACACCTGCTCCGCCGCTAGTCGAAACGAACGTCGATGAGCAGCGTTGGAAAACCCTACAGGGGATGTACAACCAGTCTCGTCAAGCGATCGAGCGGCTCGAGGCGCAGAATACCGAGTTGCGGCAACGGATTGAAGCCCGACCTGTCGAGATCGCGCCTCCCCCGGAGGCACTCGTCAAGCCAGCCGATACCGAAGCGTTCGGCGAGGATCTGATCGCGCTGATGCGGCGCGTCGCCAAGGACGAGATCACTCCGATGATCTCCGACAGGGTCGGCGCTGTTGAAGCTAAGGTCACCGCCACGCAAGCCAAGCTGGGTGCCGTCGACCAGACGTTCGAGGCAAGCCGCCGCGAGGCGTTCTTCCGCGATCTGACGGTCGTACAGCCCGACTGGGAAGCGATCAACGCTAACCCCGACTGGCTCGGGTGGCTGGCGCAGGTCGACCCCCTTAGCGGTACGGTACGTCAGGCGCACCTCGACACAGCTATCGGCTCCTTGAGCCTGCAGCGCACCAAGGCATTGTTCGACGCGTTCCTCGGCGGGGCTCAGGCCCCAGCTCCGGCCGCACCACAGACCCGAGCTGAGGCACTCGCCGGCCAGGTCGCCCCCACGACAACGCGCGCGGCCATGCCCGCAGCCGGAACGACCACCCTTCCTACGTTCTCCCAGGCCGAGATCAGTCGGTTCTACGAGGACGCTCGTAAAGGTCGGTTCGCCGGCCGCGCCAAAGAGCTTCGGGAGACCGAGACTCAAATCGAGCTGGCCGTCCAGCAGGGGAGGATCACTCCCTGAATCGCGCAAGCGACTGGCGGTTAAACCCATCCATACGGAGTAACCACCATGTCGACCGCAGTTCAGGCCCCCTTCAACACGACGCCCGCCTATTCGGGTACCTTCATTCCGACCCTCTGGTCGGGCAAGATGAACGTCAAGTTCTACCTCACGACCGTGTTCGGCGAAATCGCCAACACGGACTACGAGGGCGAGATCAAAGGTCTCGGGGACTCGATCGTCATCAACAACACCCCCGACATCACCATCAGCGACTACACCATCGGTTCAACGCTGTCGTACCAGGTGCCGGTGCCCAACAAGCTGAACCTCGACATCGCGTTCGCAAAGAACTTTGCGTTCCAGGTCTCGGACGTTCTCGAGTTCCAGGCATCGCCGCGACTGATGGATGTGTTCTCGGCCGACGCTTCCGAGCAGATGGCGATCGCGATCGACCGCAACGTCCTGTTGAACACGTTCAACCAGGGCGACTCGACGCTGCGCGGTGCCACCGCCGGTGCGATCTCCGGGTCGTACAACCTCGGCACCGACACCGCGCCGGTGACGATGAGCGCGACTAACGTGCTGCCGCTCATCACTAACCTGTCGTCGGCGCTCGACGAACAGAACGTGCCGAGCGAGGGCCGCTGGATCGTCATCCCGCCGTACATGCGCTCGCTGCTGATGCAGTCGCCGCTGGCGCAGGCGTACGTCACCGGCGATGGTCAGTCGATCCTGCGTAAC